AATATAAAAAAGGCGATAAAGTATTAGTCATCTTTTTTCAACGAGATATTACCTTAGTTAAACAAAATTGGGCTCAGTCTAATCCACTAAGCACTAGAAAATTTAATTTAGCAGATGCAGTTATTGTTAATTATCTGGGTAATAATCTTCCAACTGTTTATGTAAAAATAACTGATGATGGAGGAGTAGAAATAACTGCTCCTAATAAACCCGTAAATGTCAATTGTAAGAATGCAACCGTTACATCTGATACATGCGATATAAAATCAGGTGAAATTAATTTAGGACAAACTGCATTAGAAAAAGTATTATTAGAAAATGTGCCAATTACTGCATCAATTACTGGAGTACAACCCGGTACTGGAGTGACTGGAGTAACCATTTTAGCTTCTATAGGTGGAAGTAGCATAGTAAAGGCTGCAACATGACAACACCAGTAGTAGTACCTTTTGGATATTTTTGTAATACACAAGGAGGTGGAAATACCTTTAATGATACTGAGATTGATTCTGGAGGGAATTTAATATTGGTAAAAGGTATTGATTTTATGTCTCAAACTATAAAAAATAGTTTGTGGCTTTGGATTGCTGAATATGTATTCAATATTTTAATTGGAGTGCCTTATTTATTAATTTTAGGAAATCCTAATATTGAAGAGAGTTTAATACAATTTTATTTAAGTAGACAAATTTTAACCGTTAATAATTATTTGACGACAGACCAATTAACCATATATGGAATTAAAGAAATAACTTCTTTGATTTTTGATTTTGATACAAATCAGAGAGTTGAAAATGTTCAAATTACGATATTATTTAATAATAACCAAACAACACAAATTATTGCATAGGATTTTAAAATGCCAATGACATTAGTAGGATATGTGCCACCCACTCCAGATCAGGTATTAACAGCTGTACAAGATACATACAAGAATGCCTATGGTTCAGGATTTAATATAAACCCATCAAGCCCTAATGGATTAATTATTAGTAATTTAACCTTAATGGGAATTCAAGTTGTGGATGTTACCACTTTCTTATATGATGGTATTTATAACCCCAACTTAGCCCAAGGAGTTTGGTTAGATGCAATTTGTAAATTTAATTATATCACTAGAAAGCCCGCTGTATCTTCCTCGGTGGTCTGTAATGTAACTGGCACTCCTGGCGTAGTTATTCCTATGAATTCTCAAATATTAAATGATAATGATGATATATTTTTTAATCCGGCCGCTATAACTATTGGAGTGGGTGGAACTGGAAGTGGGACTTTTACTTCACTTGTAACTGGCCCCATTGAATGTAATGCAGGCAGTTTGACTCGCATAGTAGCGCAATTACCGGGATGGGATACTGTTACAAATCCCGCTAATGGGACTGTGGGAACAAATGTTCAAACGGATTATTCTTTACGTAATACTCGTATTGAAGCTTTAGCAATTAAAAGTGCAAGTACTTTAGATAGTATGATTAGTAGGTTAGCTGATAATGGAGATATTAAAGATTTTTATGTAGCGGAAAATACAACTAATGCCCCAATCACCGTGCGTGGAGTTACCGTATCTGCTCATAGTATGTATATATCAGTATTTGGAGGAACCTCATCAGAAATTGCGGCGATTATTTATGCAACTAAGGGGGACGGTTGTGGCATGAATGGAAATACTACAGTTAATTATCAAGATCCCAATTACATTTGGGTGGTTCAACCTATCACTTATCAAACTGCCGTTGAAACTCCCTTACAGGTTAATATAACCATTCCTGTTTCAACTTCTTACCCAAGCAATATAGATGATTTAATAAAGCAAGCGATTCTGGATAATTTTAATGGTGCTACAGGACTTGCTCCAGTAAATATGCGTGTTCCTCCCAATAATGTTACCTTGGACGTTACGAGATTTTATAGTTCTTTAGCAAGCTTAGGAATTTATAATACTATAAGTATTACAGTACAAACGGTAATTGGAGGTACACCAGCAAGTACAATAGATTTACCGGCAACAGAGGCTCCGACCTTAATTCTAGCTAATATTATTGTTACGCAAATATAGGAAATTAAAATGATTACGTATGTTCCGAGCATTTATTTACAATATGGGCAATCCACGCATACTAATAATTGGTTGAATAATATTGCACCTTTATTAACTATAGATGAGCAACAATATTATAATGATTTTTTTAATATTGAGACGGGCAATAGACAAGGATTAGATAATTGGGGAAGAATTTTAAATATTTCAGGCACTATTTATATGCCGGATTTATCAAATGTTTTAGGATTTGATACTGGAGAAGTAATAACAAATGATGTAGATTATCCACAGAATTTTGGACAAGGAAATTTCTGGGGGGGACAAGTATTACCAATACTTTTATCAGATCCAGAATTTAGATTATTGCTGAAATATAAATATGGGATACTTACTACTAATGGTACGATTTTAGATGCGAATATACTTCTGAATAATTTTTTTAATAATTATCCTGGTAATCCTCTAAGAGTACGGGTAACACAAACAGCCGTAATGGAGGTAACATTTGAATTTAATGGATTTTTAACTAACACTCAATTTACTATAATTAATAATCGTAATTTACTGCCACTAAGTGGAGGCAGTAGTTATATAATTTTACAAGGTGGAGTATTTTAATGGGAATTTTAAAACCTCAAGTAATCACACAGGCATGGGCGCAATCAGGTACATTTGTTTCGCCTCCTACAACAGCAAGCACACTAGTTGCCAATCAAGCAACTGGTTATCCTTTATTGCAAAGCACAAAATATTCATTGGGTGGTATCCCCGTCCAACGAGATCAAACTAATGGAGCCTTTAATCTTTATTCTTCCATTCTCGCATGGCAACAAGCTGGAGGTACATTTACCTTTGAGCCCACGGTTAGCACAGCGTATAGTGGATATAATCAAGGTGCCGTCCTTGCCTATCAAAGGACGGATGGAGGTTTTGGGCTTTTGTATTCAACTTCAAATAGTAATACTGCAAATTTTATAACAACCCCCTCAGTTATTGGAACCGCTTGGATAGATATTTCTAATCCTATAATATTAGCTAACCCAAGCTTTACTACTCATCGATCTACTATTGGAAGTTTTATTGTTGGAAATTATACCACTACTTCTATTTCGACTACAAACGGAGTAACTAATAATTTTGCAGATTTTATTACTACCTATACTGATGGGGGAGACGGAAATTTTAAACCTAGTACCACACTAGAGACAATAGATGGAAATTATTTTGCAGACACTTTAATTCTTCCCGCTGGTTCATTATCTAATTTTGGGATTCGAGGTTCGGAGCCGTAATTTTTCGGATCTGGCAGCCAATAGTCATAGTACCCTTCATCAATATTTTGATCCTACTCCCGGGGTAGGAGATAGAATTGATGTGGCTATTATTCAGACTGGAACTACTACTTCCGGATTAAGTTTTACTCCTAATAGCCGCCCTTTTGGATTAGGTGATCTCTTTGGAGCATTATTTAATACTAGTACAGTAGATAGTATGATGTTTTTCGGTGATATTGCAACTAATTCGGTAGGAGGGAGTAGTAATTATGTATTTTCTCTCCCTGCTCTTAATGTGGGTCCCACTGCAACTTTCCATGTAGAAACTCTAGCCGTAGTTATGTCAACACCAGCATTAACGGTGACAGTCCCTTTTGGACAAGGTTTTGGCACTGGGGGTACGATATGGGCAATCATAGGCTCGTATGATGGAGTACAACTCGGAACAGTTGGAAACCTAGGCTTTACTGCGACAAATACTGATGTTACCGTTACCTTATCCAATACAAATATTTCAGCGTCCAATCCTAATGGCATTCTTGTACGTACAATTACTATTGGAATAAGAATTCCTTAACTTTTTTATAGAAAGAAAATTAAATATGTCACAACCTATAATTTTAATTGAACCCACTACAAGTGCAGCTATTAGTGAATCATTTTTTAATATTGATGGAACGCAAGTATTAACCGTCATAGCAAATGGTTTTGCTGGGGTGGAAAAGGCTACTATTGAAATATTTGATGCAGCCCAAAATGCTTGGTATGCTACATCATTAGCGCTTAATTCAAGTAATAATCTATTTGATTTTTATCAAACAGCAGCTTTATTTAGGGTTAATAAGGGGGTTACAGCCTCACCAGTGGGAGTAACTTTGATGCAGAATAGGAGTGGTTATGCCAGTTAAGAATTTAGAATTAAGTAATGGCGCTACTAAATTAGTAGTTACATCTTCGGATTTAACAGTTGTACAAAATGGATCTTCAACTTTTAGTGGAGATACTATAAACGCTAATTTATCAGCTATTGGTGAGGGCGCAGCCATTCCCTATTATGCAGATTATACGGCGCTTCCGGTATCTCCATCTGCAAATGTAATTGTAGCCACTCAAAATGGAATAGCACATTTAGGGCTCTATTATGCAGCTGGGCTATGGCAATATGTATTAACTCCAACACCACATTGGCAATATTTAGGAAGCAATTATCTTTATACTGGAAATATTATAAGTATAGCAGCTGATAATGCTCCTCAAGGTGCTTTAACAGTGGATGGGAGCACTATTGCCATAAAAGATCCCTATAATGGAAATATTACAGACGGAACTATAATAGATAATGTAATCCAGAGTGGATATGATCAACGAAATTATCAAATCTCCTCGATTATAACTGGCTCTTCTGCGACAGTTGCTAATGAAGATTTAATTTTATTAAATCCATCAGTATCAAATACTAATGTACAGGTCACACTTCCAGATGCAACAGCTTTAACTTCTAAAAAACCAATCACTTTTGTTTTGCAAAATATTACTGGGGGTTCGAGATTTTCTTTGGTACCAGTTGGAGGACAAAATATTAACGGCTTTTTGTCTGGGAATGCTGCTTTAACTTTTACAACTCTTTATAAATCAGTGACTATTATTCCTGTTCAAGGCGAATGGAGATT